TCCTTAAAAATGATCGATAAGGCCGGGGACGCTATACATCGGCATAGGTCTAACCGTAACGACATCGAAGAAAGAATCAAGTTTGAATTGAGGCTCGTCCACAACAGCAGTGATACGATCAATAGGCGGAAATTCTTTAATGAAATTTTCGTTAAGTGTAGGACGGGAAGTACCGAAGTCCTGCGAGAGGTGCCAAATATCGAGACTTTGAGGATCCGTTGAACGCATTTTACCAGTGATAAGGGACGGATGGTATCTGTATTCAGCCCAACGTTCTTGATAACCAAATACATCATCATCGGAAGAAGTGCCGTCACAATAAAGCTCTTTGCTAAGCACTGCCTGCTCACCAAGATGGGCCAAAGCAGGCCAGTAAAAATCATATTTAGTTTGGCGCGACCACATCCGATTTAAACCACGTTGGTAAGTGAGGTCTGCGCGAACAGAGGCAAGGCCGATAATAACAGAATGCTCTACAAATGACTTAGAAAAACCGATGCCAGAAGTAATACCAAAGCCGGCAGCGCCGAGGTCGCCGACTTGTCGGCCAGTTGCACCGCCGCCAGTCGTAGGAATTGGATCAACGGTAATACGAGACGTACCGCCACCGAGATACTCCGGGCGCTGAAGCCGAGCATCAGGAGAAACCACGCCGAAGTGGCTACGTAGAATTTCAGTATAACGTGTACCACCACGTGCGTCTCGTTCGAGCAGTCGCTGAAGCTGGAAAGCTTCACGCAGAGAATTAATAGTTGCAGCGGTAGCATCTGACAAATCAGCAAGTAAGCCAGTTTCGGAACCAAACTTTGTGGGATAATCGTAAGTTGCGTTTACCGCGCCATAGGAAAGAACCTCGCCAGCGTTGATACCAGTGCGAAGAGGTAAATCAGAGTAAGTGGAACCATTGGAAAAGAGAATATCCTCATTGTTTGAGATAATAGGAGCCACGGAGCCAAGCGGCAGCTCAACGCCAACGCCCTTTTGAGGCCAAGGGAGGCACGAAGTAAAATAATCGTGCCGTTTTCCACGGCGAAGTAGAGTATAGTTAGAAGCGACATCGGGGCCATCGTGCTTATTCACCGCAACAGAATCTTGAAGGTTTTGATCGCGATACCATTCGTTCCAGACGAGGTTATATGCGCGGAAATGAAGCGCAGAGACTTCTAAATCGGCCACATCGAGCGGGAGGCCGAAGTAATCGGCAATATCGCCGCCTGCGAAACCAGAGCCAGAGTCAACAACGGGGAGCAGGTAGTCCGTGGAATCACCGGGATTATCCTGCTCGCCCATAAACTTTTGCCAGTTGTCCCAGAGAAGCCGATTAGGAACCGCGAAAAACTGGACGTCCAGATACAGGTTGTCCATAACGGGAACAATAGGCGTAATCAAGCGAGCGATAGCAGACATATTTACCTTAAAGGTATCGCCCGGTAAGGCTTCATCAATATACACTGGAATCAAATACCCAGAGTCAAACGTTGTTTTGTATCCGTGTGGACGCCTAAAAGAAGAGCGCGGGGATTTAACATCAGGAACTTTTGAAAAGTCGTGAGACATAACCGAGGGAAGGGGTTTATTTAATCTTTTCATAATCTTTCTCCGTTTTGGTGTCAGTCGTACCAGTTACATCAAGAAGGCAACTGGTACGACTGGCGCCCTAAACTTTATACGGGCTTCAAATCGCCCTCCGGGGGCGATACAACAACAGGAGGCTCAATAGTAGCCTCAGGGCGCAAAAGGCCCAGCTTAACCGCCTCCTCGCGGTTATTAGAATCAAGAAGGAACTCGCAAAGTTCCTCCGGGGAATTGCGAAATCTCTTTCTCACAACGGAAGGAAGAGACTTAAAATATTCCTCACTGTCTCTAAGACAATCAAGGCAATCTGTATAGGAATGGACATTGCTCACGTCTCCAAAAAATGCGCCGTTCGCCTGAGGCAAAAGGCCAGTTTTATTATACTTGCCAACAATGTTATTTATGTTGGCTTCGTTTTTATGGTGCTGCTCCGTTAGAGCTTCACCACCCAAATCAACAGTAGATGGGCGCCGAAGCGCCCGGGAGCTTAAGAATTCACTCATTAGTAGAACCTCCGCAATCAGTCAAATTGCAGACAAACCGAGGGGAATCACACGAGTACTTGCCTTCATTATCGCAAAACTCGCCCAGCTGGTAAACGTCGAAATCTTCCGGGTAAGCACCTATGGAATTGCTTGGATTTTGTGAAGAGGCCATAGCGAAATGCCTTCGGGCCTCGCCTTCGGTATGCAAATAAACGGGCGGATGAAATACTGCTGCCTTTTTGTCAAATAATGTGAAAACTTTAACTATCATTTTCAAGATTCCTTATTAGCTGCTTTGCTTTAATTTTTTGTACTTCCTCGCGCACAGCCAACCGCTGAGGTGTACAATTGTCGGAATGTTTAAGTTGTTCAGCTTTACGTCTTTTTTTCACTTTAGCAAATTCTTGAGGATTGTCAATATCAAAAATAGAATCATAGTACTTAGGTGGATTGAATTTCTTTCCGTTATAAGTAATAAAATCTTTCGGGTAAACATCGGATGAATGTTTTTCAAACCAAGCCCGGCCGATGCCGGGCCGCCGAGACATAGTAGTATATTCAGGTAATCGGACATTTAGCAATTCACCAGTATCTAAATCAATATCTGAATAGTGTTCAAGTGCAGCCGAACCGTTTACTTTTTTTGTTATGTACCGCGCTACATACGCCGCACTTTCCCAAGTAACGTCACCAATGATTGAGTAACCAAAAGGCCAGAGAGAAGAAAGAGTATCAGAGGTATAAAGGCGATTGCCATTTTTTACGGCCCAAAGGACCTTATCAGGAAAATCAAAGTTGAATAAACAAGCGTGATGGTGTGGGCGCTGAAAAGAAGACCCATACTCTCCGCAATGAAAATATCGGATGGGGTATTTGCCGGAACCCATCGGGAATTGATCGCAGCCGTGATGCAGCTTGCGCAGCC